CTCGCATCCTGATCACACGATTACGAAAGCAATGGTTGCCGAACGTTCAATTTTCTTCGTTCTTCTACCATTCATGCGCGCTAATGGTGACGCTGGAATGCGAACAGTGAGTGCCGACGTGTCACGAGATGAACAAATTCATGTCGCAACTAATAGTATTGTATGTAAAGAACTTGGTCTAGATATTTCACCAAGTCTTGATAAGCTGCGTAAAGCAACTATTAACTGGGTAATGCAACCACTAGGTATTAATACTACCTATAAAAATTTGGATAAAAAATTTTGGCTGCAATCTAGCGATAACTTAATGTATCAGGGCAAAGCTCCTGAACTTTCTTTCACCAAGGCAGCACGAATGCCTTCTTTCTTTGAGCATAGCAATGTCAATCTCCCCCAGTATGCTTGAGACCGTGGGTATGCAAGCCCGTGGTTTAACAAATCAACTAGAAGAAATCTTTCCACCCATTAACCCTACACCCGAAGATAAAATGGAAAAGATTATGTATCAAGCCGGTCAACGTAGTGTCGTTGAGTGGATTATCCAATACATGGAGGAAAACTAATGGCTAGGAGAAAAAAAAGTAAGTCAAGATCAAAGGCTAAAAGGAGGAAGTTTATTGCTAAGATTTCTAGAGATCGTAAGATCACTAAGAAAGAAGGTAAGAAAGCTGCTAAGAAAGGAATTAGTTTAAGAAAAATTCAGAACCGTAATATTAGTGATTACCGTTCACGCAAAGAAAGTTTCTCTAAAAACATGCGTGTGAGAGCACGGAATCCTGGAGCAAAACGACCACAGTATGAACCACTAAAGATTAAACGTGGTGCATATCAGGCTGATAGTAGGCGTCAAGAACCTACACGTAGACCTGCACCTACAAGGCGTGGACCTAGTAGATCTTCATCACCTACTCAACCTGATCCAGTAGTGACGAGTCAACCCATTGGTGATTTTACACCTATTCAACCTGAACAAACACAGTTTGAAATGCCTGATTTTGAAGGTATGATGGCTGAACAAGCAGCTAGTTATCAAGATGAGCTTGCAAGCATGCGTGAAGCCCAACGAGCTGCAGAAGAAGAGTATCGTCGTCAAGCACTGGAACAGCAAAGGAAATTTGAACTAGCACAGCGTACTATGCTTGGCAATGAAGCTAGAGCAGGACAACAAGCTAGCTATCAATTTGGTGGTGCTCCAGGTAGTAAGAGAGGTGGTACCTTTGGGTTTAGGCGTCGTCCACGTAGCGTGATGGGTGGCATTGCTCCTACCTTAGCAGCAGCTACTGGTGGAATGTTAAATGTGTAAAATCTAATGAAAGCTAAAACAAGATATGACAGATTGTCTTCGGACCGTTCACAGTTTCTAAACACTGCTAGACAAGCAGCAGATCTAACTCTTCCTTATCTCATCCGTGATGATGAGGTTTATACTAAAGGCTCAGTAAAACTCACAACCCCGTGGCAATCACAGGGAGCTAAAGGTGTGGTGACTCTTGCAAGTAAACTAATGCTTGCATTGTTACCTCCACAAACTAGCTTCTTTAAGCTACAGGTTAACGATGTTAACTTACCTGAAGACCTAGGACCAGAGATTAGATCTGAACTAGACTTGTCGTTTGCTAAGATTGAACGCACTATTATGGAATCCATTGCGGCTTCCAGTGATCGTGTTGTCGTTCACCAAGCACTAAAGCATCTGGTAGTAGCTGGTAATGCTCTTGTCTTTATGGGTAAGGATGGACTAAAGCTCTATCCTTTGAACCGATATGTAATAGACAGAGATGGTAACGGTAATGTTATTGAAATTGTAACAAAGGAAACAATCTCGAAAAAATTACTGAAAAAATTTAATCCAGATTACAAAGAACCACAACCCAATTCACCATCTGACAATACAACACGTCACGATGATGAATGTGATATTTATACACACGTTGTTTTAGATAACAATCGTTGGATGTGGCATCAGGAAGTAGACGATCAGATCCTTCCTAAGTCAATGAGTAAATCTCCTCTTGACGCAAACCCCTGGCTTGTACTACGCTTCAACCACGTAGACGGCGAAGTCTACGGACGTGGTAGGGTAGAAGAGTTCATCGGTGATCTAAAGTCACTTGAAGCTCTGTCACAAGCACTGGTTGAAGGCAGCGCTGCAGCTGCTAAGATTGTATTCACTGTCAGTCCAAGCTCCTCCACTAAACCATCGACACTTGCTAAGGCAGGCAACGGTGCTATCATTCAGGGTAGACCTGATGACATTGGTGTAGTACAGGTTGGAAAGACAGCTGACTTTCAGACTGCCTATCAAATGGTAGGTACATTATCACAACGTCTTAGTGAAGCATTCCTTATTCTTAATGTTCGTCAGTCTGAAAGGACTACAGCAGAAGAAGTAAGGATGACACAGATGGAACTAGAGCAACAACTTGGTGGACTATTTAGTCTACTTACTGTTGAGTTCTTAGTACCATATCTAAATCGTAAACTAAGTGTTGCACAAAAAACTGGAGAGATCCCACGCTTACCTAAAGGTGGTATTGTTAAACCAACTATTGTTGCTGGTATCAATGCACTTGGTCGTGGTCAGGATCGCGAAAGTCTTGGTCAATTCCTGCAAGTTATTGCTCAGACAATGGGTCCAGAAGCTATCCAACAGTTTATTAATCCAGAAGAAGTTGTCAAACGTTTGGCTGCTGCCTCTGGTATCGACGTGCTCAACCTTGTGAAGAGTATGGACGAGATGCAAGCTGAACAACAGCAAGCAATGCAACAAGAGCAAGCTATGGCTGCTCAACAACAAGCTCCACAGATGGCAGCTGTTGAACAAAAGCGTGAGCAGGCTGAGATGCAAGCCATGCAACAACAAGAACAACAACCACCACAAGTTTAATGAGTGAAACACTAACTTCAACTGATGCACCAGCTGATCAGCCAGAACTAAATGCTGATGAGCAAGAGTCTCTAGCTATTGCTGAGGCTAATGAAGGGGAACAACAGCAGTTGCTAGCAGGTAAGTTTGATAGTCCACAATCTCTTGAACAAGCTTACCTAGAACTACAAAAGAAACTTGGCGAGTCACGTGAGGAAGAACCTGATGATGATGAGCCAGGAGAAGCAGAAGAAACAGAAGAGGATAATGATGATGCTGAAGAGTCTACTGAAGGACAACTAACTGAAGCTCAAGCAGAGCAACTATATAAAATGGTTGGTGGGGAGAAAGCTTACGACTCTATGATGGAATGGGCAGGTCAATCTCTTTCAAAAGAAGAAATTGAAATGTATGATTCTGTTATGGAAAGTGGTAATGCTAACTCTATTTACTTTGCTGTACAAGCATTGAATAATAAGTATTCAGATGCTGTTGGTTCAGAAGGTCAACTTCTTACAGGACGTGGAGCAGCAGAATCTAATGCTGTCTTCCGTAGTCAATCAGAACTTGTACAAGCAATGAATGACCCACGTTATGATAACGATCCTGCATATCGCTCGGACGTTATGACTAAACTTGAAAACTCTGACCTTGGTTTCTAATGATTGATTGCCCACAATGTACTGTACAAGAGCAGTACGTTCTAGAACAACTACAGACTTCTGCGGGTGTAACAGATCGAACTGCACTTGCTGTTATCATGGGTAACATCTACCAGGAGTCTACATTTAAACCCAGCGTCTGTGAAGGCGGAGCAATTGTACCATACGACAGGTGTCTTAACCGTGGTTATGGTTTAATTCAATGGACATCTAAGCATCGTTATGATGGACTAGGTACCTTCTGTGCTAAACGCAAAGCTGATCCTAGTTCTTTAGAATGTCAAACAGCTTACATGATACATGAGCTAAGATTTAGGGATGACCTTAGCTCATTTCTGACTAATCATCAGACAGTCCCTTACTATATGAATGCTGCATACTACTGGTTAGGCTGGGGTATTCATGGTAATCGAACACAACATACTTATTCTTTTTTAAATAAACTACAATGAAAATTATTGCTATCCTCCCTGCAGCCCTGTTCGCTGCTGCCCCTGTACTTGCAGGTCCATATGTAA